ATGCTCAGGAACCTAGCGGCTACCGCCTTCCTGGGTCTCTTTAGCTGGCACTTAATCACCCTTCATAACATTGCTAAATCAGTGGAGGTGCTTGTCGAAAGGGTAAGTGCCTCCAACACCCGGATTGAGCGCCTCGAAAATAAAGTATTCTTTACGGATCACAATAATGGCGCCTCGAAAAACAACTACCCCTAGGCGTAGTGCTGCGTATTATCGGAATAACCCCGAAGCATACGCAAAGAAACTAGCCTACGATACAAAAGAAAACAAATCCCCAAAGGATAGGAAGTATCGGGCCGAACTTGCTGATGCGCGACGGAAACGTGGCGTTATGGGCAAGGGAGGCTCTGATCTTTCTCACACAAAGAGTGGCCGTTTAGTAAAGGAATCGCCCTCAAAGAATCGTGCCCGCAATGGTTCCAACGGTAAGAGTACCCGCAAATGAACAAAGGAAACGCTAAGCCGCCTGGCCTTTACGCCAATATGAATGCCCGTAAAAAGGCTGGGACCAGTCGCCCCAAGAGCAAGAGTACAATCTCTAAAGCGGCGTATGCAAACATGAAAGCAGGATTCCCTAAAAAGAAGAAGTAGTAACCTTTAACAATAAGGCAAATGCCCCTTAAGGCTCCTTCCGATTACCTTTACAACCTGAGGGCCATGACATCCTCCGAAGCTAAAAGATTATGGCGGAGATCTATCAAAGAACATTGGAATAACCAGTGCGTCTATTGTGGAGCTACGGATAATCTTACCCTGGATCACGTCACCCCAAAAGCTAAAGGAGGACATGACATTTCGTCTAATGTTGTGCCTGCCTGTCTCAAGTGCAACCAGAGCAAGGGTTCGAACCACTGGTTATCTTGGTGGATTGGTCAAGACTGTTTTGACCACTCTAATTTTTCAAAGGTCCTTTCTTGGACAACTAGCTAGTTCTCTTATTAATTAATTATTATGTCTACTACTGCTGACTCGACCACTTACGGTGGTATCTCTAACGCCCCCGGTAAGCGTGATGAGAATCAACAAAACAACAAAGTTCACACCACCACCAATGTGTCTGGGGGCGTAACCACCACCACCACGATTCCTGCTTCTTATGGTGCTGCGGCTACCACTGTTGCTCTTAACGCGACGGTTGACGCTGCTGAGACTGCTATCCGCACCGTTCGTCGGGCCCGGACTAACCCTTCCACTCTGCCCACCGCAAAGGTGACGGGGACTGCTACCCGCGCTGAGACCGGCTGTGTTGCCTCCTTCGGCACCCGCGTTAACGGGTCTGGTTATACGAACGGCACCTATAACGGGGTCGCACTGTCTGGTGGCTCCGGCTATGGCGCTACCGCTAACATCACCGTTTCTGGTGGTGCTGTGACCGCTGCTACCCTGGTTCGTGGTGGCCAGTGGTACGTTGTTGGGGACTCCCTGTCCTGTGCTCTTATCGGCCCCGGTACCTTGTTTGCCCTGCCTGTGGCAACCGTTACCCAGGGTTGATTGTTATGGCCCCCAAAGTTACCTCGTCATCTAATCGTAATAAAAGGTCCACAGCTAAGCCCGTTACTAAAAGACAAAACCCTCAACGGGCTAACCGTCAATCCACCTCCACTGCTCGGGTTACCCAATCCGGCGGTGGCCGTGGAGGCAGTGCTCGTGTTACCAACGCTTCCCAACGTACTTCGGGTTCTGCTCGTGTGACGGGTTCTGCTCGCCCTGCTTTGCCTCCTGGTCGGCGTGGTGGCGCAATTGTTCGTCAAGAAACCAAGCCTGAAAATCCTCGTCGTACCAGTGCTCGGGCCCGTCAAAACACTGCCTCAAGGGGCACGACGGGTCCCAACCGTGTTGGCCAACCTGCTGGTTCTGCTAACCGGATGTTTGGTGCTAATCGTGTCAACCAAGCTGTTGGACGTGCGGTTGCTTCGACCCGACTTGGCAATCTGGCTAAAGGCGCCGGACGCCTGGCCCTTCCAGTTGCTATTGCTTCTCAAATTGCTGATGTTAAAGGTGGATTTGACAAGCTTGCTAAGTCTCCCTTTATTCAGAAGATGAACAAAGGTGGGAAAGCTCCTAGTGCTGGTCGTCGTACCAACCCTAAAGCAGCCAAGCCCACACGTGCGGGTAAGCCTGCTACCGATGGTCGTTACGTTCCCGGTAGTCAACAAGTTCGGTTTACAGCTCCGAAGCCCAAGCCTCCAGCAGCCACGACTCCAAAAGCTCCGACTCGTCCTGCGCGGAGTTCGTCTGCCCCTTCCCGTAGTTCTGCTCCGGCACGCTCCACTGCGCCTTCCCGGCCAACCGCTTCCCGTCCCGCTGCTACGACCACTCCTAAAGGTCCTAGTGCGCCTCCTCCGCCCAAGATGCCCGCAGTTTCCAGCATCGGTCCCGTCAGGAGTGGAGAACAGTACGGTCAAATGATCGGTGCGCCCAAGCCTCCCAAGATGGAAAGCAAGACTACTGCAACTCCTAAAAAGAAGAGTTCTGCTCTAAGTCAAGCCGAAATTCGTAAGCGTCGTTTGAATCGCTGATCACATGCCCCTATCTCGCGGCTCCTCAAATAAGGCCGTGTCTTCCAACATCAGTAAAATGACGAAGGAAGGCTACCCAAAAAATCAAGCTATTGCTATTGCCCTTTCCAAAGCTGGAAAGAGTAAGAAGCGTAAATAAGCGTAATCGGGGTCTAGGATCGTCTCCTTGGCCCCTCAACCCCCTTAAAGGTGTATCGTATCGTATGATTAAAAACAACAGCCTTACAGGCGATCCTCAGAGGACTACGACAACAGACGTTGAACAACGCCTCAAGGACGACTTTAGTTTGTTTCTCCGCCTTTGTTGGAAATCATTGGATCTTCCGCCTCCGACACGGGCTCAATTGGCAATGGCGCGATACCTTCAGGATGGAGGTAACCGCATCATGCTCCAGTGTTTTCGGGGGCTCGGTAAATCGTGGGTAACTGCTGCGTTTGTGTTGTGGACACTCTTTTGCGACAGAGACAAGAAGATCATGGTTGTGTCGGCAAGTAAGCAACGTGCTGATGACTTTTCGATTTTCTGTCAACGGTGTGTGTTGGAATTTGAGTGGCTTGCCCACCTACGACCACAGGATGACGACCAACGCTGGTCACGAGTTTCTTTTGATGTTGCTGGGTGTCGTCCTGCTCAATCTCCATCCGTAAAGAGTGTGGGCATCGGTGGCCAGCTGACCGGCTCTCGCGCCGACCTCATTGTAGCGGATGACATTGAAACGCCAAATAATTCAGCTACAGATTTGATGCGGGAAAAGCTTCTTCAACTTATTACCGAGTTTGAATCAGTTCTCACACCAAAAAAAGATAGTCGCATCATTTTTCTTGGCACTCCGCAAACGACATTTACAATTTATAAAACTCTTCACGAGCGTAGTTACATTCCTATGGTGTGGCCAGCACGGTATCCTAAAACGCTGGTTGGATATGAAGACACACTTGCTAAAGAACTACTCGCTGATATTGAAAGGGAAGGGTTAGATAAACTGAGCTGGACCCCAACAGATACCCGCTTCTCGGAGATTAACCTTCTTGAACGGGAACAAAGCATGAGTCGCTCAAACTTCATGCTTCAATTTATGCTCGACACGTCCCTGTCGGACGCCCTCAAGTTCCCCCTCAAGCTCAGCGACTTCTCAGTGATGCCTCTGGACCCCGCTAAGGGCCCTTCGGAAGTGATTTGGGGGGCGGACAAAGAAACCTTGTTGGATCTCCCCGCTGTCGCCCTTCCCGGGGACCGTTGGCATCGACCCAAACGGGAAGGAGAGTTTGTCCCCTGGGGGGAAACTATTGTTGCTGTGGACCCCTCCGGTCGCGGCAAAGACGAAACAGTAGCCGTTGTCCTGAGCCAAATAAACGGATTCCTCTTTATCCGAGATATCTTTGCCAGTCAAGATGGCTACTCCGACAAGACCCTCTGCGAGATCCTACGACGGGCTAAACGGTACTCCGCCACAACCTGCCTCATCGAGTCTAACTTTGGTGATGGTGCCATTATGGAGCTTATGCGGAAACACGCCACCGAAATGAAAGTCGGTATGAACTTTGAGGAGGTTCGCGCTACCACCCGTAAGGAAGACCGCATCATCGATACACTGGAGCCTGTGTTGAACCAACATAGGTTGATCATCGACCAACGACTGATTGACTGGGACTACCGGAGTAACCCCGATCAAGCCCCCGAGGAACGTCTACCCCGGATGCTTATGTACCAACTTACCCGTATGTGTCGGGAAAAGGGGGCCGTTAAGCACGATGACCGGGTAGACGCCCTGGCCCTTGGCGTGAAATATTTCCAGGATGTCCTTGCTATTTCCGCCCAACAACAAGCCATCGACCATTCCCGACAGCAATGGCAGAATATGGTTGACGGATTCCTCAATGCCCCGACCTTGGCCACCGATCTCCTGGTCGCAGGAAGCACCTTTGACGAGCCCATTACCCACGAAGAGGGACCCATCGTTTCGTGGATTTCTCACCGGTAAAACGCTACCCGTTTTTTCCTCGAAACCCCTTGCTACCACTACCCCCTAGAGAAGGTGCCTATTATTACCCAGGGAAGTGGTGCTCCTTGGGCGTGGAAACAGCGACAAGCTGAGGGGGGAGACCATAGAGGGGGGGGGGGTTTCTCCTCCTTCCGGTCTTCCCTTTCTCCTTTCGTTGGAATCCACAAACTTACCATCCCGTCAAATTGTTAACCCAGAGGGACGGGTATGGGGTATGGACGTATCATTGAGGGGAGGAACGACAACTTCTTCCCCTCAGTGTTTACTAAGCGAACGAAGTGAGCGTCCCACTAGCCCAAGACCCCAAGAGGACGACAAACAAAAGGGGAAGGGCGACACATATTAGATAGTAGATGCGAAGCCTACTATTCGTATGTGTTATTATTATTGTTAATTAAAAAGAATATTAACATTAATAATTATGTTTATTGTTCCTTAAAGGAAGAATGTATAGCGATAGGTAGCGATGTGATACATAGTAACCTATTACGATACAGCTGTTATAGAAAGAAAAATAACAATATAAATATTATTATTCTTACTAACTGTTTCTACTAGATCAATGGCACCCGACATTAAACAACCCTTCGAGTCTCCTCATTGTTCAAAGGTAAAGCTTGTCTGGATTACTCCTAACGCTGAACAAACCATTGAGTACTGTGCAAGAGTCAGTAACCCCAAAGGACAGAACAAGCTAGACACAACCGGAAAGTTGCTGCGCTATCTTGTTAGTCATAACCACTGGAGTCCCTTTGAGATGGCCTCAGCGTGTGTTGAGGTAAATACAACAAGGGACATAAGCGCACAGATCCTTAGGCATCGGAGCTTTTCGTTTCAGGAGTTTTCCCAACGTTATGCTTCGACTGTGGATGGGTTAGGTGGTCTGGAGATTCCGCATCTCCGCCGTCAGGACCAGCACAACCGTCAGGCCAGTCACGACGATCTTTCCCGAGAAGAAACACAGGCGTTCTATCGACGCATCTCCAGTGTGTTTGAGGATCTGGAACATCTCTACCAGGAAATGTTGAGTCAGGGTATTGCAAAGGAAAGTGCTCGGAAGATCCTTCCTATGAATAGCCCTACCCGCCTTTATATGTCAGGAACGATCCGTTCGTGGATCCATTACCTCAGTGTGCGTCGTGGTCCGGAAACACAACTGGAGCATCGACAGATTGCTGATCAGATCTACCAAGTCCTCAACAAAGAGATGCCTAACCTATGGGAAGTGATCAATTAAGGGGAGGTGATGTTCCCCTCAAATTACGTGAATTTAGAACCCTTTATCGTCTCCTAAGGCGGGGGTGGCCGGATTGGGCTGCCTTTCTGTTGCTTGGGTTCCTTGTGTGGATTGAGGGGAAGACGATTAAAGCAAGAATTAAGAACAATGTTGACGATGCCCTGGAACAATATGAAAAGATTGACCCACCTACTCCTGTGGTTGCGCCTCCTGTTTATTCCGAATCGGGTAGTGACTTCTTTGACGAGATGCGTCTTACTGCCCCGTGGGTGGCTCAGGAAGGCCCCTCCGACCCTCCGTAGGTGACGTAGCACCTCCGGCGTCTCAAAGGGGC